CAGTAATGTAATATCAGTTGACTCAACAGTTGGATTTGGAGCAACAGGAACTATCATTAGTGGACAGAACAGTATTGATTATACTTCTAAAACAGTTAATCAATTTTTTGGATGTACAGGTGTAGGAGTTAAAATTAATACTGCTGATGATATAAGATCAAATGAAACCATTTTTGGATATGAAAATGGAGATTTATCTAAGAGAATTGATCTCAGAATTACTGGAGTTTTATCTGAATTAGTTACTATATCAGATGTTAGTCTTGTTAATGAAGGGGAAAATATATTTGTAAAAAATATTGGTGAGAAAATTAAAAATGAAAATTCATCATACAAAGAAATCTTTGCTAATTCTTGGAAATATAATACATCATCAAGATTTCAAGTAGATATCGTAGGAACAACTTATTCTTTAAGAACACCCGTTGACAAATCCAATTTAAAAGTAGGTGATACGTTCCATATATTAAAAAGATCTCAGCAAGTTATTGAAGGAACGGGAACTGTAAGTGATGTAGATAATAACTTAAATCAAATAACAGTAGATAATGTCGTTGGTTTCACCACATTAACCAATCAATTATATGACATCAGAAGAGTAATAGAAACTGCAACAAGTAGTGGAGTTGAAATAGAGCAGGGAAATGATGTATTGATATCAGATGTTTTAAATGTTTACAGCGATGGAGATACTGATGGGTATGTTGCATCTAACTCTCTTCCTAATTATGATATTACAACTGATATTTTAAAAGAAACAACTAGTGGTATTAGTTTAGATGGTAAAAATATACTAACAGGTGATTTTAACTTTATTCAATTCTCACCTCCATCTAATCAAAATATTAAATTTATACAAGGAGATGCTATTGTCTATAGTCCTAAAACAAATATTATTGCAGGTTTAGAGTCTGGAAGAACATACTATGTTGATCCTATAATTCCTGCTGTAGGAGCAAATATATCGAAAATTGCATTATATCAGTCACGCAGTCAAATTGGCACAGCAAGCACTGTTCAACTAGGTGAAACAAAAAGCATTAAGGTTGTAACGGGTGTATCAACTGTAGTTGGTGTATCAACAGTAACTCTGAATAACCTTGATAATGTGGTTGTAAATGATCTGATAATAGGCACTGGCATACCATCTAATTCAACAATTACAGACTTTGATACTAATACTGGATTGGTTACATTTACTGGAACAACTTCTTCTGTCATTTCAATCGGATCTCAAATTACTATTAAACATGCGACTGAGGATCAATCTTTTATTTTTAAAACTCATGAGAACAGAAAACTACAATCAGATAAAATTTTAAGAAGAATACCATTATCACAAAATTTATCAATATCTTCTAAACATGAACCTCCTATAAACGATATTGGAATATTAAGAGATGGTGTGCAAATAAGATCTGCAATATCTGACGATGTAATATATTATGGAATTTTGGAGTCAGTTGATGTTTTAAATGGAGGAAGAGATTATGATGTTATAAATCCACCTTCAATAAGTGTAGAAAACTCTTCAGGAACGACTGCTCTTGTTCAACCAGTGGTTAGTGGTAGTGTTGAGGAAATTATAGTTGATCCACAAAAATTTGATATCGAATCTGTAAAAAGTATTTCTGTAACAGGAGGAAATGGATCTGGATGTATTTTACAACCTGTTGTTGGTATAAGAAACAGATTTGTTGAATTTGATAGTAGAGACATATTTTTCAATGGTGGTATTGATATTGATAATGAAACAATTACTTTTAAAGATGAACATAATTTAGAAAATGGACAATTAGTTTATTACGGTAGTAATGAAAATCCTCCCATAGGTATTGGTGCTCCATATGATGCAAGTAATACCATCACAGGAACTTTATCTGATGGTGATCCATACTATGTAAGGGTTGTAAATCCAACTACAGTTAGAATATTTTACTCAAAAGAGGATGCTCTAGCAGGTATTGCTGGTATTAATACTGTTGGATTATCCACAGATACAGGTGCAAGTGGAATTCATCGTTTCAGAACAGAAAATAGAACAACTTTAATTTCCGTAAAAGTATTAGAGAAAGGTTCTGGATACACAAATCGTAAATTAATAGTCGATCCAACAGGCATTTCTACATCATATAATACGATTAATTTTACAAATCATGGTTTTGAAACTGAAGATATCGTTGAATATAATTTTAAATCTGGTGGTTCAATAATATCAGGATTGAGTACATCTAATCAGTATCGTGTCGTTAAGGTTGATAATAATTCATTTAAACTAACATCAAGTTTATCAGATTTTGAAAGAAAAAAATACGTTAATATTTCATCTTCAGGAGTCGGTTTACAGGAATTTTTCTATCCTGAAATTAAAGTAAATATTGAAGTATCATATGGATCAACAGTTACTGGATCATTTAATCTTACTCCTGTTGTAAAGGGTGAATTGATTGACGCTTATGTATACAACAAGGGATCGAATTATGGATCTACAATTTTAAATCATCAAATAAAACCTGATGTAAACATCGTTACTGGAAAGAACGGTGAAATAAAACCGATTATTGTAAATGGAAGAATAAGTGATGTAGCAGTTGTAGGTAGAGGTGAAGGATATTTTTCTGTCCCTGATTTAGAAATTAAAGATGCTGGAACAGGATCAGGAGCGATTGTAAGAGCGATAGTAGAAAATGGAGAAATTATTGATGCAGTTGTAGTTAATTCTGGTTTAGGTTACAATCCAGCAACCACAGAAATCAAGATAGTTAATAGAGGATCAAATGGTATTCTAGAAGCTAGAATTAGACAACTAAAATTAAATAGAGCAGAAAGATTTGGTGATTTTAACCTTACATCAAGAAAAAATTCATTCGGATTTAGTGTTCTTGGATATTCACAAGAAATTGCTAAAACGTTAGAAAATAGTTTCACAATTAAAACAAACGGTGATTTTAATGAAATAACTAGTCATTCACCAATAATTGGTTGGGCATATGATGGAAACCCAATATATGGTCCGTTTGGATATTCTGATCCAGATAATATAAATTCTGATTTAAAAATATTATCTCCCTCATATAAACTAGATATTTCAAAAGTTGAAAATAGACCAGCAGGTTTTAAAGGTGGATTTTTCGTAAATGATTTCATTTATGATGGATCAGGTGACTTAGATATACACAATGGTAGATTTTGTAAAACACCTGAGTTTCCAAATGGAATTTATGCATATTTTGCTTCTGTAGGAATATCAACAGCTACTGGAAAATTAGTAGGTAAATATCCATACTTTATAGGAAAATCATATAGATCTCCATTAATAAACGATAATTTAATTTTAAATCATAGTTTTGATTTTAACAATTCTAATTTACTAAGAAATACATTACCATATCTTGTTGATGAGGAGTTTGGTGATAATGATTTTATTATAGAATCTAATGAGACAATTAGACAAATTTCAAAAATTGAATCCGTAACAAAAGGTAATATAAATGATTTAACTGTATTAGATGGTGGAGAGGGATATAAAGTTGGCGATTTAACAGTTTTTGATAATACAGATACTAATGGATCTGGATTTAGTGCTAAAGTAGATGAAATTGTTGGTATAGGTGTCTCTAGAATAGATACAACTTTACAAAAATTTGAAAATGCAGTATTTACTTGGAAGGATAGTAACAATGTTACTGCAAATTTACTACCATTCTTTGAATTAAATAATCAAACTTCAATATCAGTTTCTGGACTAAACACTAGTATTGTCAATCTAACGGGGTCATTTAGAGTTGGAGTTTCTACTGATACTATAGGTTTAGCAAAAACTATGGCAGTTGGAAATGTAAACGGAGTAATTGAAGATATTTACGTCTCTGATATTCCCAATACAGTTTCAGTTGGTGGATCATTAAGAGTTGGATCTGAGGTTGTAAGAGTATTAAATTTATATAATCAACGAAAAGTAATAAGAATACAGAGGAATGAAGGAGGAGGAGTTGGTATTGCTCATACTTTAGGATCAACAATCGATGTATTGAATAATAAAATTAATATTCCTGTAAAAACTAAGAAATTTGAGTCTAAGACAAATGATATAGTATATTTTAATGGTCCTCAATCAGTAGGTGTTGGTACAACACCTGGTGGTGCAACTAGTGTAAAATATATTGTTGGAGAAGTAGTACAAGATTTATCAATACCTACTAGAACAATACATATACCAAATCATCCATTTGAAACTGGTCAAAAGGTTACTTTATTCAAAAATAATGGTGCAAATAGATTTGACGTTGGTAGGACACCTAATGTCGCTGAATTTAAAGTTCCTCACGTTGGACAAAATTCGCTTGATGTTTATATTATAAACAAAGGTGAAGATTATGTTGGAATACTTACTACAAAAGTTGGAATTGGAAGCACAAGTGAGGGTCTATTCTTCTACTCAAAAGGTTCAACCACTGGTATTGCATCTGGTTTGTATTATTTCTCATCTAATTACGAACAAGTGATTGGAGACATTGATAAAGTAACAACAACTGTTTTAACTAATGTATCTGCTGCAAATACAACTACTCATAATTTGCAAGAAGGTGATATAATTAAAATGAATGTTATCCCTAAAACATCTGTTGGTATTGGGACAACAACACCAATTTCTGTAAATTATAATTCTCAGTATGAAAAATTATTAATTAATCCAATCACATTTTCAGCATCAGATGTAGAAACAAATAGAATTGATGTAAGTAATCATGGTCTTAAAACTGGAGATAAAATATTTTACGATGGAGGAGCCACTGGATTATCAACTGGTGATTATTATGTAAACAAAATCAGTGACAGATATTTTCAACTTGCAGAAACAAAAATTGATTTAGATATAACTCCTGTAAATGTTGTCTCCATCACAGCAAACACAGGTGGTGCAAATCAATCCATATCTCTAATAAATCCTCGAATTGACGTTGTTAAAAATTCTAAATTAACTTTTGGATTATCAAACACAACTTTATCTAATTTTGATTTTAAATTATTTTATGATAAAGAGTTAACAAATGAATTTTTAAGTTCACAAGACTCCTCAACATTTAATGTTATTGGAGTTGGAACTATTGGTATAGGAACTAATAATACTGATCCTATTGGTGCTCAACTTTCTATTCAATATTCAAAAAATACTCCTGATAGATTATATTATGGATTATCAAAAGGTGGATTTATTAGCACGTCTGATACTGGAGTTAATGATTATGCGGAGATCAGATTTGTAGATAGTGTTTATAATGATGAATATAAAATTTTTGATGTTACGAATGAAACATTTAAAATATCACCTTTAGTTCCAGAATTTACAACTTATTTGGACACTGACTGTGAAAAATTAGAATATACCACAAGATCAAAAAATGTTCAAGGTGCAATCAAAGATTTTAAAATAATTTCACCAGGTTTCAATTATAAAAAACTTCCTAAATTTAAATCAATCACCAGTTCTAATGGAAAGAATGCTAATATAATTGCAGTTTCAAATTCAATAGGAAGAATAAATGATGTTAGAATTGTTGATATTGGATATGAATATTCTTCTGATAAAACTTTAAGTCCAGAAGCATTTATATCACCAGTTGTAAATATTGATAATCTTGATATTATTGAGAATGTTAACATTGTAAGTGGTGGTTCTAATTACATAAATGCTCCTAATTTACTTGTTTTTAATCCTGTTAGAAATGTGGTTGTTGATAATTCCTCATTACAACCAATTGCACCTAATCAAACAATATCGGATGTTAAAGTAATTGCACCTATATCGGGATTAGATTCACTAAATCATAAAATTGTTGCAATTAATAATTCAAATGGTATTGGTATAAATTCAATACAATCAAGTTCATCTGGATTGGTAACTTGTTTCTTAGAAACACCTATGAATGGATTTGTTGATCCACAACCATTTGCAATAGGAGATGAGATATTTATTGAAGGTATACAGAGAATTGGAGAGATAGGTGTTGGTGCAACTCAAGGGGGTATATCAACAAATACTACTGTAGAAGGTGATGGATTTAATTCAGAAAATTATAATTATAATTTCTTTGAAGTTACCGATTATATTGCAGGAACACAAGCAATACTTAAATTTAATTTAGCAGGTTTAACAACTAATCCAGGTATTGCTAAAACATTTCAATCAGGTTATGCTTCAATTATTAATAAATTAAATTATCCTGTAATTGAACCTATACAAACAAGGGGTAAATTTGAATTAAATGAAACATTAATTGTAAATTCAATAAAAACAGATTTATTAGTTGTTGAAATTAGAGATGATTACATAAAAATTGATGGTAAATTTGATCTTAAAGTAGGAGATAGAATTTTAGGTAGATCAAGTAATGTTTCTGCAGAAATTACGTCTTTAATTTCAAACAAAGCAAAATTTAAAACAGATTTCTCAAATAGACAAGAATATGGTTGGTTGGATGATATCGGCAAATTAAATGAGGACTATCAAGTAATTCCTGATAATGATTATTATCAAAATTTATCATATACTGTTAAGAGTACAGTCGAGTGGGATAAATTTGTTAATCCAGTAAATCGTCTTGTTCATCCTGCTGGATTAAAGAATTTTGCAGATACTTCAATTGAAAGTCAAGTTACAGTTGGTATAGGAACTACTGCCCTAACAAATGATCTAATAGTTCTTGATGTTTTAAATGTTTTAGATTTAGAAGAGAAACAAAGAGTAGATGCTATCAACAATTTTGATTTTGTTAGAGACTATGAAACAAGAGTAAACAGTTCTAAATTTATTGAATTTTCAAATAGAACGTTAACAGACTTTACAAGATGTAAAACTAACAGGGTCTTAGTTCACGATGATATAAGTGATAAGTTTTCAAGCACAGGATTTCAAGAGAATAATACAATCATCGAAGAATTAACAGAAGATTTTGGAAATTATCTAATACAAATTGTTGATCCAGATACATCTGATGTTCAATTTACAGAGATTATAACCTTAACGACAACTAATGATGCATTTTTACTTGAAAAAACAACTGATTTTACGACTTTAGAATTAGGAGAGTTTTCTACAAATATCACTTCAACAGGAGAAAAAAATCTTATATTTACACCTACAGAAAAATTTACTAAAGATCATGATATAAAAATATTAAAAATTGATTTTAATACAGATTTAGCTGGTATCGGAACACATGCAGTTGGTCAAGTAGATTTAGTTGGATCAAATGTAGGAGTAGGTAGTACTACAATTGGAGTAACTACAACTACAATCGCACAATTTCCTAATACAGATTTTAACGGTCTTTTTGCAAGTGTTTTTGTTCAAGATAGTCTTACCAAAGAAATTAATTATAATGAAGTAATTGTTGATTTTGACGGAACTAAAACTACAACTTCTCAAACATACATTGATACCTCTTTAGGATTAAGTAATTCATCAGTAGGTGTTATAACTGCTAGATTTGAAAATAATTTAATTAAATTACAATGTGAAAATGATAGAGTTAATCCGTTAGAAGTAAGATCAAATATTGTTGGATTAGGAACTACCACGACTGGAATAGGAACTCATAGATTTTTAACAATAGGTCAACCATCTGGCACAGAGAGAAGTGCAAGATTAGAGTCAAATTATGTTACTGGCACAGCGAGCACAATTACATATGCTACAATTAATAAAAATAATGATAGTTCTGTAAAATCTCTTGTAAGAGTGTCTTGTGGAGAAACATCTGCAATACATCAAATTATTTCACTTAGAGATACTGATGATGTATTAACAGTTCAATATCCATTTGTTTCTGCAGGATCTACCACTGGTATTGGTACTTTTGGTGGAGAAATATCTGGAAATGATATAAACTTAAGATTTTATCCAGATAGTGAATTTAAATCTTTAATTGAAGTACAATCATATAGTCAAATATTCTACACTGCTAATGATTTTTCAAACGTTCCTCTAGATCTCACACACGGTAGAGTAACTGAAAAATTATTCTTATCATCATATGATGGATTAAGTGGACTAAGAGCAAACAAGACATCATTTGATTTAAAATTTGAGGGAGTTCCAATTTATATTAAAGAGTTTAATCCTGTTGGAATCAACTCGGTTGCTGATGGTGTGGGATTAGTTAAAACAACAGGTCTTTTCAACATACCAAATCACTTCTTTAATACAAACGAACAACTAACATATACACCAGGATCAACATTTACAGGGGTAGCAGCGACAGCAGTTTCTATTGGTGCAACTGCTAACATTGCAGGTATTGTAACAACAATATTACCTAGCACTGTATTTGTAAAAAATATTGATGAAAATCAATTTGAATTATATACAAGACCAGAATATGTCTCATCAGGTGCTGCAGTAACATTTACTGGTAGTGGATCTGGCAATTCGCACAAATTGTCAATGACTAAACAGTTGACAAAAACTATTATTGGATTAGATGGTGTTGTTCAACAACCAGTTACATTTACAAAAATATCTCATACTTTAGGAATTTTTGATGGTTTTACACATAATAATAATATTGGAGTTGGTCTTACACAATTTGTTTTAAGTGGTATAGGATCCATAACAACATCTGATATATTAAAGGTTGATGATGAATATATGATTGTTACTGAAGTTGGTTTCTCAAGCACACCAACAGGTACAATTAATGATGCAACAGATGTTGCATCGGGTATCGCAACTTTACCATCAATTAAAGTCAGAAGAGGTCAATTAGGAATTGCAGCAACAACTCATACAGGTGGAGTAGAAGCTAGATTACATAGAGGTTCATTTAATATTGTTGATAGCACTGTACATTTTACAGACCCTCCAAAAGGAAACACTAGATCAAGAAAAGATGATACAAACTTGCCTTTTGTAAAAGCTGATTTTAGTGGAAGAACTTTCTTAAGAAGTAATTATACTACTAATATGTTGTTTGATGATATATCAGATGACTTTACTGGAATAGGAAAAACATACAGTCTTAAAGTTGGTGGTGCAAATACATCATCAGGTATAGGTGTTGGAAATGGAGTTTTATTCATTAATGGAGTATTTCAGACACCAAAAACATTAAACAATGCGGGTAATAACTATGAATTTATATCAGATACAACAGCGGGTATCTCCACTGTCGAATTTACTGGTATTACATCTACTAATGGTGATTTCATAATATCAGATTCTGATATAAATCAAAACCAAGTTCCAAGAGGTGGAATTATAGTTTCTCTAGGATCAACCGCTGGTCTTGGATACGCACCATTACATGGTGCAAAAGTCAAAGCATTTAAAAATAATGCTGGTGGGTTAACAAGTATTGTTGGTATTGGAACATCATCTGGATTTAGTTTAGGCATTCAAACTGCAGCATATGATAATATTACAGGTATAATAACAGTCACTACTAATACTGTTCACGGATTTGGACAAGAAAGACCCAATACTGTTAAATTAAAAGATTTAAACTTTAACGTAGGTTCAGGAACAACAATATTCACAAATCACGATAGACCATTATTCTTAGTTGGAATTGTGTCTGATAGAACATTTGAGGTTCGTGCAGGAGTTCACACACAAACACACACCTACACTAGTGGTGGTAAAGCATATGAATTTTATGATGACCTATCATTTGGATCTGGATATCGTGGTGGATCAGTATCAATTGGTGTAACAGATCAAGCATATGAACATAGATTTGTAAGTTCTGGAATTGGATCAATTAAGAAAACTGCATTCTCAGGAGCAGCAAGTCAAGGATTTACCGCCACAGACGCACAGTATATTTCTCATACTGGTAATTTAATACTAACCATTCCAAATCATACATTTACAACTAGTGACACTGTTGGTATAGACACTGGTGGATTAGTATTCAAGTGTTCTAAAGATGATTTCTTCTCTAATCACCCTTATCCTCGTGAAGTATCTAAAACTAAAGGAATAGCATCTGATGGTGTAGGTGGTAAAGATCCATTTGCAGGTATACAAACTGGTATTGGAGCAACTACGATCAATACAATCACATTCTTTGTTGGTCAAGGTGGTGGCGGTGGAACTGGTGCAGAAGTCTCTGCAACAGTGGGTGTTGGAGGAACATTAGCGTTTAATATTGTTTCTGCTGGAACGAGTTATGTAAATCCAGAAATTATTATTCCTGAACCTAATTATGATAATTTACCTGTGGTTGGTGTATCAAGGTTAGGTGTTGGAGCAACAACAGATACTGGATCTAACTTGTTAATTGATGTAGAAGTAGGAGCATCTAGAACCACCGTTGGAATTGGTTCAACTACTTTTGAAATATCTAAATTCTCAATAGCAAGGCCAGGTCATTCATTTAAGATTGGTGATAAATTTAAACCTGTTGGATTAGTAACTGCTGCACATTTAACAAAACCAATTAACGAGTTTGAACTTGAAGTTTTAGGAATATTTAATGATAAGTTTTCTGCTTGGCAATTTGGTGAAATAGACTTTATTGATGATATTAAAAATTTACAAGATGGTTCTAGAACCAGATTCCCATTATTCTTTAATGGACAATTAATAAGTTTTGAAAAAGATAATACAAATACACAATCTCAATTAATTGATCTAGATGCTGTTTTATTGATATTTGTAAATGGAGTTCTCCAAAAACCAGGTCAATCATATTCATTTGAAGGTGGAACAACATTTACATTTGAAGAAGCACCTACTGGTGAAAGTTCACCAGGTGCGAATGATCATGATAAAGTTGATATATTTTTCTATAAAGGTCAAGATGGAGTAGATGTTGAAATTGTTGACATTCAAGAAACAATAAAGATTGGTGATGAATTAAAAATTACAAAGAGTCCAATAGGTTTAACTACATCTCAAACAGGTGAGAGAGTTGTTAAAGAAATATTAGGTGCAGATTTAGTTGAAACTAATATTTACTCTGGATTAGGTGTTGATGAATTAAATGAAAAACCAGTAAGATGGACTAAACAGAAAGTTGATTTAATTATTAATGGTGAAGTAATAGATAAATCAAGACCATCAATTGAACCACAAATTTATCCAACTGCAAAAATTATTGGAGACCTATCAATAGTTTCTGGAACAAATAGTGCAAATAGTATATTTGTTGATGAAGTTGAGTCATTTATTTACGAAGATGATGTTTATGGTTTATCAGCGTTTGAAGTTGATGCTTTAATTACATCAGGAAAAATTAATGTTGGTGCTTCAGCTACTGCGATAGTTTCTGCTGCTGGAACTGTCTCAATTGATATAACAAATGCTGGTTCTGGATACTTATCAGCACCAAGCATCTCAATTCGTCCACCAATTGGTTCTGGAACCACGACTGGTATAGGTTCTACAGCATTTGCAACAACTACTATAACAAATGGTACAGTTACTGGTACAACATTGACTGCTGTAGGATTTGGTTATACTCACTCTAATCCCCCTGAAGTTATCATAGAGTTGCCTCCATTCCAAACTGATAAGGTTACATCAATAAGCAATGTAGAAGGATTTACAGGAATTATCACTGGTATTACAACTACGACTACAAATAGTGGTGCACAAGCAGCGTTGAAATTCTTCTTCAGAGCAACAAAAACTGTTCAACCTAGACTTCAACCTGGATATCCAGTCTTTATCAGAGATACATCAGTAGGTCACGGAGTTACATCTGTTTATGGACATAATTCTTCTATAGTTGGTATTGGAACAACATTCTTAGATAATGTATATCAAGTGGCATCTGTTGCAAGTGTGGGTGAAGATGGTGAAATTGTTTGTAATGTTGAAAATGGTTCTAATATCGTGGGTATAGCAACCACTGGGTTCCATTATCCTGCTGGAATTACAACTTCTACATCATTGGGTCGATTAAGTTGGGGTAGATTGTATAATGGAGTTCGTTCAAATAATCCTATCTCAATAGGTGTAACTGGATTAACTGTGAACACAGGTTTGACAACATTTCCAACTATTCAAAGAAAAAATTATGATCCAACATCACATAGAGGTCTTAGATCCACTGGTGCGATTAGAGTATTTGGACTTTGATTATAAATAAAAAGAAAAGTAAAATTTTAAGATGTCGGCAATAGTTACTGACCAATTTAGAATTCTGAACGCAAATAATTTTGTCGAATCAGTAGAAAATACAAATAATTCATACTATGTTTTTGTAGGATTAGCAAATCCAGCAGGATCACCAACTTTGGTGGGATATGGTAGATCAGGAAATTGGAATTCTGATACTCCTGCACCAACTGATAGTTTTTCTTATAGATCTCATTCTGGAGATACTATGATGTTTGGTAAAAAAGTATCTTCAGCAAATATAAGAAGAATTATAAGAAGAGTTGATTGGGTTTCAGGAAATAGATATGAAATTTACAGAGATGATTATAGTCCACAAAATCAAAGTCCAATAACTAAAGCAAATAGATTATATGATGCGAACTACTACGTTCTTAATTCCGACTTTAAAGTTTACGTTTGTATTGATAATGGTTCAAGCGGAACTAACCCGATTGGAAATGTCTCCCAAGACGAACCAACATTTACTGACTTAGAACCATCAAAAGCAGGTAATAGTGGTGATGGGTATATTTGGAAATACTTATTTACAGTATCACCAAGTGATATTATCAAGTTTGATTCAACAGAATTTATCACTGTCCCCAATAATTGGTCTTCAAGCACTGACGCACAAATAAGAGCAGTTCGTGAAAATGGTGATTCAACTTTAAATGAAAATCAAATTAAACATGTTTACATAGAAAGAGGTGGAAATGATTATGCAGATGGACTAGGACAGGAAGTTGATATTATAGGAGATGGAACAGGAGCAAAGGCAAGAGTTGATGTTGTTAATGGTACAATTACAAACGTAACAGTAAGTGCTGGTGGAAAGGGTTATAGTTACGCACTGGTTGATCTAGGAACTCTGAATAGTTTTGTAGCAGCGGATAAAACAGCAAAATTAATACCTATTATACCTCCTAAGTTAGGACATGGAAGCGATGTATATACTGAATTGGGAACTGATAGAGTAATTGTTTATGCTCGATTTGATGATTCAACAAAAGATTTCCCAATAGATACAAAATTTGCACAAGTTGGTATTGTTAAAAATCCAACAAAAGTTGGAACTTCATTGACTTACACTGATAATACGTATTCTTCTTTACAAGCAATTAAATTTGATACCGTAACTGGATCTTCACCTGTTATAGGAGAAGAGATAAGACAAACATTATCAATTTCTCCGAATGTAGGAAGGGTTGCTACTGGTTATGTTGCATCTTATGATCTTGATACAAAAGTAATGAAATATTTTAAAGATAGATCATTAAACTTCAACAGAACAACCTTAGATCAAAGTGATTTTCCAGGTATATCAACTAGTGGAAGGACATATGAATTTGAAAACTCAAGTATTTCAAATAACGTTGTTGGAACTGCATCTTCTTTCTCTGGATCAATTGATATAACTTTTTCTGATGCAACACTTAATCCAGATGGTAATAAAGTTATTAATTTAGGAACAACTTTCGCACAAGGGTTATCTGATAGTGAGATAAATAAAGGGTCAGGTGAAATAATCTATCTCGATAATAGACCTCTAATTAATAGAAATCCTCGTCAAAAAGAAGACATAAAAATCATACTGGAATTTTAACCGATGCCACAGAAGACTAACTTAAATATATCACCTTATTATGACGATTTTAATAAGGACAAAAATTTTTACAAGGTTCTATTCAAACCTGGATATCCTGTACAGGCTAGAGAATTAACTGGATTACAGTCTCTATTACAAAATCAAGTTGAGTCATTTGGAAAACACATATTCAAAGAAGGATCAATGGTCATACCTGGTGGTATTGAATATGATCCAACTTATTTTTCTGCAAAAATTAATGCATCACATTTAGGTGTAGACGTTTCAATATATCTAAATGAATTAATATCAAATAATAATGGAAAGGGTACAAGAGTACGTGGTCAGAGTTCTGGAATAGTAGCAACTATTAAGAATTTTATATTACCACCTCAAGAGGGAGTGGATGACATAACAATTTTTGTAAAATATAATCAATCTGGAACTGATAGAGAAACTGGTGCTTTCCCAGATGGTGAGGTATTAATTCTTGAGGATAATGTTACTTATGGTAATACAACTTTAAATATAGAAGAAACTATTCTAACACTTGTATCTGAAAATGCAACCGCTACTGGATCAGCGTTTGGTGTTAATAAGGGTGTATATTTTTTACGTGGAACTTTTGTTGATGTTCCAACCTCTTTGATAATTCTTGAACCATACTCAAACACCCCATCATATAGAGTTGGATTTGAAATTTTAGAAGAAATTGTAAATGCAAATGATGATAATTCTTTATATGATAACGCAAAAGGTTTTACTAACTTTGCAGCACCAGGTGCAGATCGATTTAAGATTACAGTAAAACTTGCCAAAAAAGATTTACAAGATTATCAAGATACTAATTTTATAGAATTATTCAGAATAAATGAGGGTCAAACTAAAAAATTACAAGATTCTTCCACATATTCAGAATTAAAAAAATATTTTGCAAAAAGAACATTTGATGAGTCTGGAAACTACGCAGTTGAACCATTCCGTGTTACGACTCAAGATTCATTAAATGATGAGATTGGTTCAGGTGGATTATATACTGAAGATCAAGTAACTGATGATGGAAACACACCTACTGATGATTTAATGTGTGTCAAATTGTCACCTGGTAAAGCATATGTAAGAGGATTTGATGTATATCTACCAGGAACAACAGTAACTGATATTCAAAAACCAAGAGATACAAAATCTATTAGTGCTGCATCAATTCCATTTAAAATGGGAAGTGTTATAAAGGTTAATAATGTTAACGGATCTCCTACAGTAAGTCTTGGTGGAGGAAGCAGTAATGTTGTTGAGTTGAGAAGTGGAAGAGTTGGTACACAAGGTCATATCTCGTCAGGACTACAGGTGGGAGAGGCAAGAGTTTATTCTTTTGCAGTATCTGATGCGTCTTATACAGGTGACACAACTCCTTGGGATTTACATTTATACGATATTCAAACATTCACTATATTAAAATGTAATGCATTTACATCTTCTATAGCATCACAGGGAAAGAGAGTAAGAGGTTTAGCAAGTGGTGCCATTGGTTACATTGCAAGAAACGCTGGCACCACTGGATTAAATGAAATAGTAGTTTCACAAACCACAGGATCATTTATTGCAGGAGAAGAATTAATAATTAATGAAAAAACTCATGAGTCTAAAATTTCAATAGTTGAAATATTGAAATTTACAACAGATGATATAAAATCAATTTATCAAAGCAATTTTAGTGCAGGTATTTCAACTTTTCAGGCTGATACTGTTTTATATGATCGTGTATTACCTAATTTTTCATTGTCAGATGAATTAAACATAGTTGGAACAGCAGCGAGTGTCGCTAATAGAAGTTTTGCTGGAGTTGGTATCAACACTGGGTCTATTATCTCATACAATAAAGGAAATTATGTAGATCCAACATTTAACCAAATTACAAATATTTCTGCAGATGGTAAAGTACTTACTTTAGCATCAACTGTTAATGTTGTTGGTGTAAGTACAGGTACTGTTACTACAACTTCATCTCCATTCAGAATTAAAGTTCCAAAAATTCTAAATTTAGAAGACTCAGGAATTTTTACAAAATTACCAAAGAAAAATATTTCAAATGTAGATACTTCTGGATCTAATTTAATAATTAGTAGACAAATTACAAATCAAGAGTCAGTTTCAGGTTCTTTAACTATTAATTCACAAGCAGGATTAGATGCAAATAGTGGTATCACTAGTGCATTTTTTGAACCTTTTGACTCAGAAAAATATTCAATACATTATCAAAATGGATTAATTGAACCACTAACATCAGATCAGGTATCAATAAATTCAAGTAGCAATGATATCACATTTACTGGATTATCTCAAGATGCAAAACAGATAACCGTTGGTGTAACTATGAAGAAAGTAGGAGCATCAAGTAAATCAAAAGATTATACTAGAAGCGAGCAACTTTTAGTTACACAAACCTCAGGACCATCAAATATAAACAGTGGTCTTACACTTAGTGATGCTTATGGTTTAAGGGTTGAAGATAGAGAAATATCACTCAATGTACCTGATGTTGTAAAGGTCGTTGCAGTATATGAGTCAAAGACAACCGCAGACC